TTTAACCAGGGCGGGTATCGCTCGGTTTCGGGTATAACCTTAGGAAATTTTTTCCCACCTGTAAAGCACTTTTTATATAAATCTATAATTATATATTTATAGATTTTCGATGTTCCCGATATCTACACACCATCAAAACAGCTCAAAATGACACTTTTACTCTCTTCGCTTTTTCAAATAGTCGACAACATACGCCCTGGCTTTTGCCAGCTTCCGGCGATACTGTCTGAGACTAAGAGAAAGGGCGTGGGCTTTATCAATATGCGGTGCATTTATGTCGAGGCCCCGAATCTCCCACGCCCCGTATTCAATTCGGACAACCAGCGCCGCAGTCTCATCAACTACCGTGAGGGCCGTCACCGCTCCCTCGATACTGGTTTCCAGTGAGTCATTTGGTGCGCCGCCCCCTCCGGTAAACTGGCAGCGCGTAACCATCATCATTTCTAACATCGACGCGAAACCGCTACGGGCGTTGCAGCCATTGCGCACCCACAGCGCCCATAGCTCAAACAAGCTATCCAGATCGCGTCTCACTGTTCAGATCTCCCGTATCGTGACGGGATAAAGCGCCTCTACCTGCTTTTTCTTCATGATGTAGACGTCTGTTCGCACACCTTTAGTGTCGACACAATCAATCGTCCCATCGTCATAAAACACCATGAAATCAAGTTTATAAACGACACCACCTGGCAGATGAAAAGGCACCTGCATAAGAAACGTCACAACGCGGCCAGCTTTTCTCAGTAGCTTCAGTTCGCAGTAGTAATCAGCCTCTTTTTTGCTATCAAAAGAGATATCATCGACAACAGTTTTTTTATTGCCGTATTTGCTTTTCCTGGTCGCTGGTTTGCGAAAGCCGGTATATCTCATTTGGTATCCCCTGGTACTTCACCAAGACTAAGATCAAACCCAATTTCGTCTTTAACTGACTGCGGCAACAGCTCCCACGTCTGCGCACACAAAAATTCATCGGTGCCATAACGCTCAACAAAGCGAGCACAATTACTCAGGGGAGGGTGACGAACGGCAATATGCGGAGGCACGCGCCCACCACCAGGCACAACACCGCGATGATGTGGTGCGCACAACCCAAAGCTATGGAAGTGGCAATTCTCATCAACGCTGCCGTAATCAGGATCGTGATGTAGCTCCGTCCACAGCTCTGGATTCTCAATTTCACGGCCATCAATAATGCAAGCTATGCAACCCACGTGAGTGAGCACCGCTTGTATATAAAGTTTCTCTTTCTTCGTTGGTGTACGTCCGTTCATCAGCGCCCCTTACCATTGATAAAGAGGTTGAACTCGTTGATTAACTGGACATACATGCTTCTGGCCGCGTAGTTCTTTGCCAGCTCTTTACGGGATGAGATCCCGCAAAACTCACGCAGAATCACAGAGGCCTCAGAACTGTTTGAAACGTTCTTCCCTGTTTTACTGGTCAGAAAGCGCCAGAATTGGGGATTCTGGCAATGCATCGCAGCACCGCGAACATAACTACTCATTGATGGCCCCCGTCATTTCTGGTGCTTTTCACCGTGCGGCTTCTTAAAAACCTGCCATCACGAACAACAGACACTTCTCGTTTACCCAACCTCATTTCACGGCGGTAACATTCAGAAAATGCCTCGTCCGGCATCATATAAATGCGACGCTTCGCCTCCGTATCCAGAAGGGAACGGCTTGGGGTTACATATAAAAACGACTCATCAATAGGGACAAAACCACGAGCAAGAATTGCTGGCAGAATGCCAGGAAGAACGCAGAAAACAGCTCCACGATGCAGCAACATCAGGTACTCCATGACCTCCGTTATCCCCGTGACTACTGTTACGGTGTCACGTCTGTTACGGCTGGCAACCAGTCGCTGCACACGTCCAATTTTCTGATCTACAGATAGATGTTTGCTATCGTTATCAATATGATCGATAGCAAATCCTTTAATCGTTTGATCAAGGTAGTGCACCACCTTCGATTGAATCTGGTGATTATCACCAAAGAAGGCCAGAATCATCATTCCTCAAGCCTCCCAAGTGCTGAACGCCGGGCGTTGCTAATCTCCTTATGAATCAGCTCGATATCGCTGGAATCTTTATTCTTAAGCTCCAGCACGGTAATCGCATCACGAACCTCTGAAACGGTTACGTGTGAGTGTTTCCAGCGAGCAATGAATCGCGGACCGCGTAGATTGCAACGCTCCGCAGGCATCCCCAACTCAGAGAAAACCGCTTTCAGCCTTGATAAGCAGTTAACAGGGAGATTCCCTTTGATCTTGTTCTGCCGAACCGATGTGCCATCGCTACGCTGGCGCTGACGTTCGGCAAAATCTGCCGCCCATTGCTGGACGTTAATCCGGCCTTCCGAATACGCCACCAGCAGCGTCAGGTTATCCGCACGAGGGAATCTCTCGAAGCGATACCAGGCACCAATCAGTGATGACGTAAAGCCAAACTTTCTGGCAACACCAATTTGGCCTCCATTTTCGTCAACCCACTCCTGAAAGGTCATTTAACGAACTCCAGTTAAAACCACGATATGTGGTATTAAAACCACATATCGTGAGTTTTTCAATGGGCAAAAAAAAAATAACCTTCTATTTGTGGTCCACCTCTCGTCTTACCATGTGAAAACCACTAAATGTGGTAATGTATAAATAACCCACCATTCACGATTGATGAGACATGAAAAGCAACGACGAGAACATCAAGAAAGAAATAGGTCTGCGCATTCAGACTCTACGGAAACAATCCGGCATGACTGCCGGAGATCTCCAGCAAGTCACTGGAATAGGCTTAAGCACCTTGCAGAACTATGAGGCCGGATTAAGACAACCATCTATACCTGCCATCAAGAAAATCGCGCACGCCCTGAAAGCATCAGCGCCTTATATCGCGTGCTTAACAGATAACCCGTTCCCACCCCAGAATACTAACGCTCCTGTTATTCCTGGGCTTGTAGCTATAAAAAATGACATAGCATCGCACGCCGGAGAAAAGCCAGTGCTGGCGATAGAACAGGAGATTCTACGAAGCAAGAACATCAACCCATCGTCTCTGTCAGTTCTCCAGAGCAACGATGAGTTAATGTCACCAACAATATCCCCTGGCTCCCAAGTCCTGATTGATACAGACGATACAGAGATTCATGAGGGGATCTATGCCCTTGAAGACAGAAATGGCCTGGTTGTTTTGAGGCACTGTAGAGTCATACCGGGTGACAATGCTGTTATGCTGTCAACCGAAAGGGATGCTGAAATGAACACTAAGCATCTGAATAACGAGGAATTTAAGCGTTATAAAGTTCTGGGCCGCGTAGTTAGTGTTGTCAACTGGTTATGATACACAGCACGGCGAAAGCCGTGCATTTCTACGCTCAAAAAAACCACATTTTGTGGTTTTGACAACATGTGAAAGTATAAAAGAGGCTACGCATGGAATTACATACAGCCAATAAAAACGAAACTCTGATCACTGCTGGAATCGAAATCCAAGCGTTGAACATAGCGATTGAGTGTATGTTATGCCAAATCATTGATAATGAGAAAGATATCGACTGGATATCATCTACCCTTCATCTTGCTTACGAGCAAAAAGCCTGCCTCAAAACAGCCTTACAATACGATGTGCCTTCTGTATCAAAGCTGTGCCAGTCATTGATGGCATATAACAGAGCTATCATTTCTGTATGCCTCATGATTCTCGATGAGAATACCCCTCTTAGCGACCGCTCAGAAGCAGCTCTAACCCTCTCACGTAAACAGCGACAGCTAGCAAATCAACTGATATCAACGATAGCTGACCTCTGACTGCAAGCGGGCTAACGCCCGCTTATATGATTATAGATTTATATAATTATATAAAACGCTTTTCATCCGCCAAAAAGTTGGTTATGCTTACCTCGTTCTATAAATATAGATTTATAGAATTATATAACCAAACACATGGAGTCTCGACAAATGACTATCTCTGTAGGTATTTTCAACGGAAAAGGCGGCGTAACCAAATCAACAATTGCCCGTGCTTTAGCAGTTGCTTATGCAAAGGCTGGCTGGAATGTATGCCTGATCGATATGGATGTGCTTAACGGAACGGTAACGCGTTGGGTACAACGCAGAATGGCCAACAATATCGAACCAGCAATCGCGGCGCAGCCGTGCGGCACACCATCACAAGTCCAGAAAATCATCGAATCAGAAGTATACGACCTGGTTATCGTCGATGGCGGTGCCTACGCATCTGAATCAGTACCGAAGCTCTCTGAATTTCTGGATATGGTTATTTTGCCAACCAGATTCTCTACCGATGACCTGGAAACCACCGTTAACACAGCTCACGGCATCGTTAAAAAGGGTGTACCAATCAAGAAAATTTGCATGGTGTTTTCCGGCGCGGCTGAAAACGAAGCTGACTATATTGAAGCCCAAGAGTACCTGGCTAATACGCCATACTTTGTTGTCGATAAGTACATTCCCCACAAGCCAGCTCTGAGCAAAGCTCAGGATAAGGGCTTAAGCCTTATTGAGTGCTCATACGTTGCGCCACGCAAAAAGGCAGACGATGTTATCCAGGGGATTATCAATCAGCTTGAGGCTCTGACTACTGCCGCGTAATATATAATTATAGTTTTATAGATTTATATAAAAGGGGATACACATGGCCGCACCATCAAAACCACCGAAAAAGAACAGCAAAGGCGTACCGCCATCAATCGAACAACCGCAGGTTTTCGACCCGACTGAAACGCCGACCAGAACCAAATCAGGTGGGGCACAAATGGCGTTTAACGTCGACCCTGAATTTAAACGCGAGTACAAAACGTTCGCCAGCTCAATGGATATGTCATTGAAAGAAGTGCTGACAAAATCTTTTGAGTTACTCAAGGCTCAATACAACCAGAAGTAAGAGAAGGTGACGGCCTCCAGCGCCAACTGTTGGCCGTCGCGACACAACAAGGGGAATTTGTTATGTCCGAGCAACAATATACACGGTTACTGAAAACTCGTCTAACCGACCTCAAACGGCTGCAAGCTGGTTGCTTATTTGCCCTGCTATCTACCAGGCCAGAATGGGTACGTGAAGCAGTTCTGAAAGGTTTAATGCGCTCCAGCGTTTAAATTCAACCGGCTTTGTTGAATAAATCGAACTTTTGCTGAGTTGAAGGATCAGATCACGCATCCTCCCGACAACACAGACCATTCCGTGGCAAAGCAAAAGTTCAGAATCACCAACTGGTCCACCTACAACAAAGCTCTCATCAACCGTGGCTCCCTCACTTTCTGGCTGGATGATGAAGCGATTCAGGCCTGGTATGAGTCGGCAACGCCTTCATCACGAGGAAGGCCCCAG